GTAAATCATCGCGTCAATCAGGCAACTTTGGGTTTTCCCGGTTGGAATGTCGTCGGACAAAATGATGTGATCACCGAAGTCATGACACCATCCCAGCATCGAAGTCGTAGCCGTATACGTTCGGCGTTGGTGGAGATATTTCATTAACCGACGCATCCCGATACGCCAGGCGCGATCTGCAGTCATGGCAACATCAATGGTGTATGCCTCCGTTTTGCGCGGAAAAGGATTTTCCGGCGTCCGGCACTGTACGGTTTCCTCCGCCCAGGTCACAGGGTTGATATATTTCACATCCACGCCATCAAAATCATCCTCCGACGGGACCCTGAATGACGTCTGCATTTCCTCCACGGTATCCTGAGGAGTAATGATCCCTGTCCAGCTTTTGACGCCCTCTCTCCCGACAGAAAGCAACCCGTCAGACAGCAGAAAATACCCCATGCCAGCCTCGGCTATTTTGTCGAAAATATCCTTTGCTGACGTGCTGTCACTGCTTGCCTGGTGATCAAAATATTCTCCCCTTGGCGTCCAGTAGGTAGCCTCCAGCGTACTGAGCGCCGCAATGTCGATCTGGTCGTCGCGATATCCCAGACTGCGGGCAAGATGCAGGAACGCACCGCTGATTGTCCTGTCACCACCGCCATCATAATTTCGTGTGGCGACAACACTCACACGCTTGTCTGACTGCGCCGCCAGCTGGCCGCCGGTTTCAACCGTGATCCCTATTGTTGATATCCCTGCGTAGGAGGTCGGACGGGAAAGCAAACGACCTCTGAGCGCCTGCCAGAACATGCTGTCTCTCGCGTTGTTGCTCCCCTGCTCGTTACGGCGGCGGCATCGAACCTCCACCAGCCCAGGAGAGGACAGATCAAAACGCTCTGTAAAACCGAGGCCATTAATGTTTTTAAGCGCGTAAACCCCTGGCTTACTCGTCCACCCTGATCCGGAACCATAAACGCGATACTGGATTTCATACTCGACATGGCGGACCCGCTTATTCCCGTTGTTCTGGAACCCGCAAATTCCGTTTGGGAAAGCAAAGTTGACCTCGAAGGCATCCACAACTTCATTTTGCGGGCAGGCCAGAAAGGGGCCGAGCCAGGTTTCATTATCGTTAATACCAGACGCGGCAAAATCCACGACGGTTCTGGTCATAAAGCCTGACCAGGTGCTGTCAACGACACCGTTAACCATACGCTGTACGGTCGCAGAGGGGCCATCAGTTGACGCTATCTGGTATTCGTTGCCACGGTGCGCCAGGGAAATCCGCTGGGTGCCTTCCGGCAATCCGGAAAAGGCAGTGCCAGAATCGTATGCCAGCGTCACGCTGGCTGTTACCGCAGGGCTTCCGCCGCTGGATGCTGTACCAGCTGTAAATACCGGGCTGTCGCCAAATACTGACGCAGGCAGGAATGATGACGTAATGGAACCGCCACGCCAGGGGCTGGAGATCTCCACGATACGTATCACGCCGCCATCATCCTGAGCAATGAGCCCCGAACCATTCAACCCGCCGTTAATCGCTGCGAGCAAGCCAGACATTGTGCCGTAGTTGGCGACCAGAGATATGGTATAGGTGACACCCTGCCAGGTCAGAGCAAAGGTCTGGCTGGTTGTCGTAAAGTCATACGTTGACGGCGACGCACTGGCGCGTAATACCGCAGTCGCTCCCCCTGTTCCCGGAACGGCGTCCCGGTGAGGGGTATACGTGGCGATCTGCAGGTCATAGTCAGTATCGTTAAACGTTAGGGTGACAGGCATTCCGCTGAATGGCGCGATCTCTGACACGACGTCGCCTGTCAGCACGTTAAAACCGCCCACGATGGATACCTGATAATTCACTGGCGCTTTCAGGGTGACAATTGCACCGGCGATCCAGCCAGGAGGAAGTTTGTTCTCATCCTCGTCTTCATCATTATCATCATCGACATCGAGGCCAGAAAACGAGACAGAGGCACCGCTGACGGTCATGGCATCAGCAACGATATCACTGGCTTCAGGGGCAGTCTGAGCCATATCGAGGCCGCTGCCGCTCGACGTTCCCCCAACTTCCGTTGAGTTGAACCATATCTCACTGCGACGATCCCCGGCCACATTATCGCCAGGCCCATAGCTGGTATATGAAAAGCCCTCGCCTAAGGTCAGCGCCGGAGTTTCTCCTACCCGAAAATCCCCTCCGGTATAGGAGAAACGCCCATATCCAAGGCAGACAAACATTTCTACCGTCATTCTGGTTGGATCAGCGGGGTCGAATCGCGTTACCGGCTGCACCAGGTAATCCGGGTATATCCGGTTTCGCCCAAAAGCTTCCCTAACGGGATCGCCAAGCTTCGCTGTGTTGGCTTTAGCCGGATTCAGATCCAGCGATGAAGCGTTACTGGATGAAAAGCCGCCCAGTTCTGGTTTTGGGGCAAAGAATAATGCATAGGCCGTAGACGCAATGGATACGGCCACCGAAACCCACGCGGCAATTTCAAGCCCCGTGCCATAAGGAATGGGATATATCCGCACGTCACTGTCTGGCCGCAACAAACATAACGGCCATTCCGCCGGGGGGACTGCCTGGCCGTTCAGCTCGATCACGACAGGATGAGTTTTATCCTGTGAATAGCTCGGGACATTTCTGCTCATCCACTCATGCAGCGTCAGCACACCATGCTCGTGCGTTTCAAGGGGTTCACCCGGTAGCCGGGACGGGTAAAACTTTATCGTCATTGCCAGAACTCCACGCGGTTAAAGCGACGGATAAATCGCGACAGTGGCAGAAACGTAACCCCCGAGCCTGGATTGCATTCCGCGACCTGCAGCTGGTTATCGATCATCACAACGATCCCAACATGGGAAACCGTTGAACCCGAATAGCAAGCCACTCCGGCACCTTCACAGGGTTCACAACGTTTCAGCGTAAGCATCAGCTTTCTCGCTTCCCGGTCGAGGCCCCCGCCTTCTTTGGTCACACCTGCAAAATCCGGCCATTCAGGTAGCCCCAGGTCGCGACGTATCTCATTTACAATGCCGAAGCAGTCGAGCTGCGGATATACGCGCCCGCCCTTCAGCCAGGTGACTGAACGGTATTTATCAGGATTAAACATATTTGCCTCAGATTAGTAACGTAAGCCCGGATGCTCGGCGAGGTTGTAACGTTTACGGGGCCAGGCTGTTTTGAGGACATTCATATAGCCTGCCGTGACCTGAACTGCTGTCGGGGTCCAGGAGCCGGATTTGATATCGAGCGTATACGGTGATGATGCCGGAGCAGACAGATCAGATGAAATGTACCGCCGGAATGTCAGCGTGGCTGATTTCATTTCATCCAGAATTTTATCGATCGCCTCTGAAACCCGTCCGTCAATATTGCTGATAGCAAACTTTAAATCCTGTGTCCCGTCGGCGTTCCTGGCTGGTAAGGCGATATCTATCGCGCTGGCATCAAACGTCACCGGCTGACCATTTTCCAGCGTCACTGAAACGTCATCCCAGCCACTGGTCAGCCAGTAGTTATCATCGCCTGCGGATATCTGCAGCGTATCGTGGATAACCTCCGATCCGCTGCTGGCATATAGTCGCTCAAGAATTGTCATGCTTCGGCCACTCTCTGTTTAGCGCAATATCCAGTAACGACTGGCCCGCCAGCCATTCCGGGTAATTTCCCCAGCCTGAAGGCGGTAACGGGCGCTCCCATAATTCCAGCGTTGCGCTGTACTGCCAGTATTTTGGCGCGACCAGCGTCGGCCCTTCGTAAATATCCACGAACCTTGCTTTATAAGGCTTTACCCCGACTGGAGTCTGGAGTTTCAGATAGAACCAGGACTGGCCATCTTTAAGCGCATCCCTGAAAAACGCCTCAAACACCTGCGCCAGAGCATCAGTTTTAAAAATCCATTTAACCGATGCCTGGGTGGGTGTTGAGGTATATCGCCTTCGTTGTTGAGCGCGACCGGACGTCATCTCCGTTCGCAGCAAAGGTGATATGGGCTTAAACCCGTACCCGTCCATAAGCGGCATGGGCAGGTATTCGTCCGGGTAGAAAATATCTGCCATGAATATTCCCTCCGGGCAGGTTATCGTGGTTTTTTGGACTGTAGATTGGAGTAAATAGCCCGGCCGAATTTCTTCTGTGGATTATCTACCTCTGCGGTTAAGGTGTTAATTATCCGCTGTTCAAGAGCGTTATTTCTTCGCTCAACAGCCTGCATCGTTATGTCATCCGGTTTGCCGGTGAACGTGCTTCGTGCGTCCACGCTAACAGCTATCCGTGGCTGCGCCTGAATCTGATTTGCTGCGTTCTGTACCGCCGGAGACTCTCGACCAACCGCACGAACCCCCAGCGAGCCATCAGCGCCACGGGTAAGCGGCATGATGGCTTCCGGCCCGGCCTCGCCGAATACACCCGCCCCTTTCGCAAACGCAAAATATTGGGGAGTGCTGTAAACACCATTGCTGTAGGCAGAAAGTGACGGAGAATCGTAAACGCCTCCGAGAGCGTTGAATGAAAAATTAGCTCCCGCGCTTTGAATAGCGGTACCACTACTTGCCGCACCGCTGGCACCGCCAAAAAGACTACCGAACAACCCACCCGCTCCGCCGCCAAATGACGCCATAATCGCTTTGGTGATCAACGCCTGTGTTGCCATCTGGATCAGCGTCTTAATCACCGTTTCACCCAGAGAGCTGAAGATATTCGACATACCATCTTTAAACGAAGCGGCGCCCGTCAGGACGTTAGTCAGGTTGTTGGAAATAGAGTTAGTGGTGGCATCCAGAAGCTCGCTGGTTGCAGTGGCTGCCATTGAACTCAGATCAGAAGCCTGATCGGCATAGTTCATCAGGGAATCGCTGATCCCCGCGCGCCAGTCTGACTGCTGTTCATCGGTCTTTTTGTAGTAGTCCTCCTGAATCGCTAACCGTTCAGCAAGCGCCGCCTGCAGCGCTTCCGTTTGCTGTTTGTACTGGTCTTCAGAAATTTGCTTCTTGTTAAAGTCACGCTGAAGCTCATCCTGCTGCTTACGGAAGTCAGTGCGAATATCCGCCATTTCCTTCATGCGGTCGCGGGCCTTATCCCCCATCCCGGCACCAAGAAAATCAATATTCCCACGGTCACGCGCAGCAGCATTACTATCAGCCAGCCCATCACGGAACGTTTTTAACTGTTCAGCAATGTTTTTCTGATCGATAAGCGCAGCATTATGCAGAAGAGTTTCTTTTTTAGCTTGATCGAGTGAGGCTAACTCCCCCTGAACTATCTGATATTTTATTTTTGCCAGTTCATTGCTTTGTCCGGCGAGTGCAATCTGTTCTTCTTGTTGTTTAACAATACGGGTATATGCATCTTCATTTTTTTCTACCTCTGACTTTCCGCGAGGTTTTTTTTGCGATTCGTTAAGTTTAAAGTCTGTAGCGGCATTACCTTGAATAGCTGCGATCTGCTCATCCTGCCCAGGTAAAATATTACCTTTATTATCAGTTCTAACCGCTCCCTGTTTGATGGCATCTTGAAGAGCTTTAAGCTTGGCCCGCTCTACACCTTCTTTCTGAGAGAGGGCTATGCTCTCCTTCTGTTGCTTTATAAAATTATCGTAAGCTGTATTGGTTTGGGGTGCTGGGGGCTGACCGTTCCCAGAACGCTTTTTTAATTCATCCATGAATTGAATGGTAACTGACAGCGATGTTGCCATTGCTTCATTAACATTCAGCGCACCAATTATCGAATTTTTTATTTTGTCAAAAGCGACTGCCGATGCCTGAACTTTTGAGGCTAACTCAGTTTGTAACTTATTTTGCGCATCTACAGCATTGTTTAATTGAGATGTAGTATCAGCAATATCTCGGGATATTTTATTATATTCCCGCTGATATTTAGCAGCGTTCTGTACGTAGCCATTATTTTGATCATTCTGAACGCCCATCTGTCGAGCGAGAGACGTATATTTCTGAACTTCAGCAGCGGCCTCGGCTTGAGCATCCCTCAAATCCTCCAGCTTATCTTTGAGCGCATCAATGGATTCACCAGAATCAGCAATAGAGCCTCTGATTTGAATTTCGCTCATGGCTTTCGCCTTTTCTACCACCTCATCAAGGGTGGAGGCATACTGTATCGCAGACTGACGCGCCTGTTCCTGGTTCTGATACCATGTATACCAGGCACCTGCACCCAGCATCAAAATCCCTGGAATGCCACCAAAGAGGGATGATACGCCAGCCCATGCGGTTCTCGTTACAGAGGTGAGCGCATTAAGCCGCTGATTTGCTATTGACAGCTCATTGACCGTGGCGGTTTCCGCTTTATTCGCTTTGACCATCTCCATTGAGTTTCTTGCAAGCAGTGTCCTGATGGATGCGCGTTGTTTTTCAGTCTGCGCCAGTTCAAGTTGAGCCACTAGTGAGCGCTGATTAGACAGAAGTAACGATTTTTCCGTTTCAATCTGAACAAGTGAGGCGTTTGCTCCTTCGATTTTAGCCGCAGTGCTGGAAATTTCCGCCCCTCTGGCCCTAATTAGCTCTTCGGTGTGTGATTTCAGTTGAAGCGTCCAGTTTCCCAGAAACCTGGTCACGCCCACAGCCGTTAACGCTCCTGCAGCCATTGCTACGGTATCAATGTTCTCAGCCAGTGAATCAAGACCACCAGCAAGCGCAGCGGAGGCACCGTATGCATCATTTGTACCGCCCACCCAGGCCATAAAGGCGTTTTCAACCTTTTGAGTCGAGGCTGATACTGTTTTTGGCATTGCATCAAATTCAGCCTGCATCACCCGTAACTGAGCGGTAATAGCCGGAACCACTTTATCTATTGTCAGCAGTCCGTTATCAGCCATCGCCTTGAGGTCTTTGCGGGCAACGCCCATACCTGCCGCTAAGGCACGGATGATCCGATCACCGTTTTCGTTAACAGAGTTGAACTCCTCCCCGCGCAATACCCCCTGCGCCAGCGCCTGGCTGAACTGTGTGATAACTGAACTGGCCTCTGACGTGCTGGCCCCGGATAATTTAAGGCCCGTGCTGATAGCCTCGGTGACTTTCAGAACATCGCCAGAGGAATAGCCAAACTCACGCATGGATGCTGCCGAACGAGAAAATAAACCTGCGTTATCACTGAACGCTGTCCCTGTTTTCTGGCTGATATCCATAAGTAATCGTTGGGAATTGGAGAAATCATCGGTTGATGTTGACGCCTGTTTTAGACGTGCATTCACAGAACTCCACTCATCAGCAAGAGCGATAAGGTGCCCAGTCGCAAAAACTCCGGCAAACGCACCAGCCATACCCATTGCTGCGCTTTTAGTTTCTGACAATTGTGCAGATACTTCGGCTAGCGCCTGTCTTGTTTCGCGTGAGGAAACAGCCGCCTGCCGCCCACCCCGTTGCATTGTCTTATAATAATCGGACCCCATGCGAGATGCGCGAGCGATCTCGGTCTGAAAGGACTGAGAATTAGCTGAAACTTTTATAACTAATTCGCGAAGGGTTGCCATTGCTATTCCTCTAAAAAAAAGCCCCGCTTACGCGAGGCTCTTAATCTAATTCGTTAGTTTAATCAATGACTCATCCTGACCGCATACCTTATAATAAAAATCTAAATCAGACCCAATGAGGGTCTTGTATATCTTCTTATCATCAATAGTATAGTTTACGCCTTTAGAGAAAAAACCTTTCGATTTCATTGTTAATGCCAGCTGAAACTTTGAATAACCAGCATAGGCTCCGTAACTATTTTTTGAATTTATTTCACCACAAACAAATCCGCCAACCAGTCCATCTTTTTCGCCTGCTTTTACAAACCTTAGATAGCGAAACTTTGCACTATCTGGATCTTTCATGTCAGCAGCAACTTCCTTTTTGGCAATATCTATTGCTTTTTCGTCGCTGGGTTTACATCCTGCTAGAAATAAAATGGATAATGCCAAAACTATTAATTTTTTCACACAGCGCCCCTATTGGTAAGGATATGAGTAAATCCTACCATTGGTTAAGTAAAACTTCAGCTATCATTGTTTGTTCAAGCTGATGCCGCGAGCAAAGCGGCCTCCAAGCCTGCAAAGGGATCGCCGCCGTCGTTTACTTCATCCTCTTCTGCGCTCCACTGAAGCTGAGCATCTTCAATGGTGACTTTACCGCCCTGCGCTCCGTAAACCGCAGATACCAGCTGAGCATTGAGAATATCGCCGCGAATATCGCCGATTGGGCTGATACGGTCGTATTCAGCCCACATCCGGAATTCGCCGACTGTCATGGTTTGTCGCAGTTCGCCCAGCGTGCGGCCCATCCGGAGCGCCAGCGCCATCAGGAACTGCATGCCAGGCATTTTTACTTTGCTTTAGCATCATCCGCGTCACGAATGAGATCGAGCGCCTGCTTCAACAGCCGGGAATGCACAGGGCCATAGATCGCTTCAACCTGTTCGGTGTCATCGACAGTAAAGACGGGCTGCAGGTCGGTATCCAGCAAAATATCGATGAAAAGCGTGACGTCGGCCCGCATCGTGCGGAAGGCTCGTTCTGAAGGGGTCAGTTCTGGTGCCTCCTGGGGCTCCTGCCCTTCCGGTAGTTTGGGTGGTTCCGGGCTGGCAATGCCCTGCCAGCGAATCCAGGCTTCTGCTGATGGCTCACGAATGATGACTTTGGCGTTATCCCACTCAGGAACGGAGACTTCTTTTTTACGAAAGCCCGCCATCGGTGCAAGTGCCAGTGCTTTAAGACTCGGTTTTGACATTAAGTTTATCGCCGGTCGCCCGGCGCTCCGTTAATTGACGGTGACGGTGCAATCAGAAGAGGTGATCACAGTGCCATCGGCATCAGTAACCACGCAGGAATAAACCCCGGCATCACCGGATACAGCGCTGGCTTTCGTAAACGTTGCGCTGGTCTGGCCGCTGACCGTCGAGGTGCCCTTTTTCCAGGCGTAGGTATAAGGTGCCGTACCGCCCTGGACGACTACGCCCATAGTCAGGGCGCTTCCTGCCGCGACCGTTTGGGACGCCGGAAGGTCAGTAGCAAACGACAGAACTCCTGGGGCGTTAATATTGGTCGGTTTACCTTTCAGACGCAGCGAGAACGTTGCAGCAACAACACCGTTGGTTTGAGAATCCCAGGTGTGCTGACGTACCTCAGCGCGCATCAGGAATCCATTACCAGACGGGAAAATAACCTTAAACCCATAAACCCCGTCGTTATCATATGCTTCACGAAGTGCATCCTGCGCCGGGTTACGGTAGAAGTTACCGGAAAGTGACATTTCAGACGGAGCAGGAAGGCCGTTGATATTTTCCGTTTCATCCGAACAGAGCGTTGTCACGTCAATATCGTTTTTCTGACCAGCGGTAAAGCTGGCCTGTTTGATAGTGCAACTCAGGTTTAACCAGGTTGCGGTATCCAGCTCTGCCGCGGTGACCGGCACAGAGGTAATCATTACT